CAACAGAAGGTAGTAACTTTAAATTTTACTATAAAGTAGAAAATCTAAAAGTAATGGAAGGTAACTATGATGTGGAAATATCATCAAAGAATATCAGTCATTTAAAATCTACAAACAAAGCTGTTGAGTATTGGGTTGCACTTGAACCAGAATCAAGTTATGAATAACAAATTGGACTTTATATTATGGAAACTTTTTTATGGGTGGAGAAACATCGCCCAAGCACTATCAACGATTGTATTTTACCAGAGAACTTAAAGAAAACTTTTAAAGACTTTGTAGAAGACAAACATATACCAAACTTAATTTTATCAGGTGGGCCTGGCGTAGGTAAGACTACTGTCGCCAAGGCAATGCTTGATGAAATTGGTGCAACATCATTACTCGTAAATGGTTCAGAAGAATCTGGTATTGATGTTCTTAGGAATAAAATTAAAAACTTTGCCTCAACTGTATCACTAGAAGGTGGTCGTAAGTATGTAATACTTGATGAAGCAGATTATTTAAATCCTCAATCCACTCAACCTGCCCTTCGTGGGTTCATGGAAGAATTTCACAAAAACTGTGGGTTCATTCTTACTTGTAATTACAAGAACAGATTAATAGAACCATTACACTCAAGATGTAGTGTGATTGATTTTATTATTCCAAAGGTTGATAAACCAAAACTTGCCAAAGAATTCTTTGGTCGTGTTAAAAACATTCTTGAAAAAGAAAATGTAAAATACGAACCAAGAGTTATAATGGAAGTGTTGACTAAATACTTTCCAGANTGGCGAAGAACTTTAAATGAATTACAAAGATACTCTACATCTGGTGAAATAGATGCTGGTATTCTTGTAAATGTTAGTGAGGTAAATATNAATGAACTTATGGTTGCACTCAAAGAGAAAGAATTCACAAATGTGCGAAAGTGGATTGTGCATAATCTTGACAATGACCCTGTACGCATTTTTCGTAGGATTTATGATAATCTTTACAATCATGTGGATGGTAGTACAATACCTCATGCAGTTCTTATACTCGCAAAGTATCAGTATCAGTCAGCATTTGTTGCAGACCAAGAAATAAATCTTACTTGCTTGTTTGACAGAGATTATGGTCGAAGTCAAATGGAAATAAAGAATGTACAATTAATAAAACCATTTGGTCCTTTAATGATGACTGCACAAATGCCTGAGGTAATTGTAAAATCATTAAATGATATTGTTGATGTTATTAAAGATAACAAAGATATGGGTGGTAGACTTGCTGGTCAGATTAAAACAGAAAGTGAAATCCCACATTCTATGTTGGAAGAAAAACAGATACTAAGTGTCTTTGATAGTTTTGCAATGAATTATGTTCAACAAGGCTATATCAATGCTGGACAAAAACATATTTTAGATACAATTGATATTAAAACTCAAATGCAATCTATTTGGTCAGTATCACAATATGAAAACGAATATAATCCACAACATAATCATTCTAATTGTCAGATAAGTGCAGTCATGTATTTGAAAGTACCAGCTATGAAACCTAGAAATATAAAAGGTAAAAGTAAATTAGATGGTAATATAGAATTTAATTTTTGCAACATTGGTAATATTTTTACTACAGGTTCTTTTGTAGTAGAACCTAAAGTTGGCATGTTGGTACTATTTCCTAATAGTTTAAATCATCAAGTATATCCATTTCAGGGTTCTGGTGAAAGAAGAAGTATTGCATTTAATATGACATACAAAGGTTTTAATAAATCAGATGGAGTGCAAGTTGCTGGAGATAGTGTAAACCTATTTAATGAAACTCACCACAAGAAAGATATACCACATGTGAGGTTAGAAAATGTATGAACTAAAGGAATATCTTAAAGCAATCAATACTTCCAAAGAAAAACTTATGGATGGTGAAGATGAACAATGGGAAAAGAAATATCCAGCATACATTATAAACAAGTGTCTAGCACCCTTTCAAGACACCATCTTCCTAGTAAATGAGATGAATATGAATCACCAACTAGATAAGAAATTACAGTTTGATTTTTTACTAAATACTCTTAGAACAAGGTCAAGATATACGCCTTGGCTCAAAGCAAAGAAGGAAAAGGATTTAGAATGTGTAAAAGAGTATTATGGTTATGGTAATGAGAAAGCTAAATCTGCTCTTAATATACTAAATGATGAACAAATAAAAACTATAAGAAATAGTTTAAATAAAGGTGGTAAACATGGAAAATAATGTAAATTGGAAACAGGAGCATATGTTTGAGGTTCTACTAAAAGAACCAGACGACTTCTTAAAAATTAGAGAAACATTATCTCGTATCGGAGTTGCTTCACGAAAAGAAAGAAAGTTATATCAATCTTGCCACATACTTCATAAACAAGGAAGATATTATATCGTTCACTTTAAAGAACTATTTGCACTTGATGGTAAAGATACCAACTTGTCAGAGAATGATATTGCAAGAAGAAATACAATAGTCAAACTTCTAAGTGATTGGGGATTGGTAGAAATGACAGCAACACCAGAACCTATCGCACCATTAAGTCAAATTAAAATTATTTCATTTAAAGAGAAAGATGAATGGGTGTTGGAAACTAAATATAACATAGGTAAAAAAAGAGAGGTAGAATAGTGGCATATTCAAATAAAGTTTTAGACCATTACGAGAATCCTAGAAATGTAGGAACTCTTGATAAAGAAGACCCAAATGTTGGTACAGGTATGGTGGGAGCGCCTGCGTGTGGTGATGTGATGAAACTTCAAATTCAAGTTGATGATAATGGTATTATAACAGATGCAAAATTTAAAACTTATGGTTGTGGTTCTGCAATCGCATCATCAAGTTTATTGACCGAATGGGTTCAAGGTCAAACTGTAGAAGAAGTTGCAAAAATTAAAAATAGTGATATCGCAGAAGAACTTGCATTACCACCTGTAAAAATTCATTGTTCAGTTTTGGCAGAAGATGCTATCAAAGCTGCACTTGCAGATTATCAAGGTAAACAAGAAGCAATGGGTAAATGGAAACCTGAATAAATTATGGAAAACTTCAAATCGTTCATTACAGAACAAACTGAAACCAAACTCAAAATTTTAGTGCTATCAGATGAACCAGAAAAATCTGAGTTGTTTCACACAGCAAAAAGAATTAAAGAGGAAGGGCCTAAGTTAGGTCATGAGGTTTATGTTGTTTTTTTAGATGGTGCATATATCAAAAATGAGGGTGATATAAAAACTATTCATAATGTAAATGATAAAAAAGGTTTTGTTATAGATAAAAATGATACTTTTGCAATCGTTAGAGGTTCAGTTACGAGAAAAGATTCTTGGTTAAATCTATTATCACAATTAGAAAAGGCAGGTGTTGCTTGTATTAATAATAGAGAATCAGTACAAATGTGTGCTGACAAATATAGGAGTTATCTAAGACTTGCAGAATATGATTTAAATCAACCCACTACAATTCTGATACCCAACAAAGATGCTGTTAAACAAGCAGTAAAAAACTTAAAAACAGATTATCCTATAATAATGAAAACTCTTAGGGGTAGTAAGGGTGTTGGAGTTTTATTTGTAGAATCAGAAAAAGGTTTAGATAGTATTGCTCAATTAATTTATAAAGAAACAGATGATGTTGAATTGTTAATTCAAGAATATATAAAAACAGAATTTGATATTAGAGTATTAGTTTTAGGTGGTAAAGTTTTTGCTTCAATGAGGCGTGATGTTATAAAGGGAGATTTTAGGTCAAACTTTTCACAAGGTGGAAAAGTTAAAATGTTTAAATTAACAGAGCAAGAGATAGAAGATTGCGTGTTAGCTGCTAAAGCAGTTAATGGTCATTATTGTGCTGTTGATTTTATACCTGCTAATGATAGAAATAAAGAAAGACCATATATTNTAGAAGTAAATTCATCGCCTGGCACAGAGGGTATTGAAAGTGCAACAGGTGAAAATTTAATCAAAGGATTATTACAACATTTTGAAGATAAANATGCTAGAGTTAAAACACCATCTGAAATCGGTAGAATAGAGGTACTAACAATAGAGGGTATAGGGGATGTTTCTGCTAACTTTGATACAGGTAATAGTGCAAGAGTTATGATTCACGCTGACAAAGCTGAAATTAAAAACGGCACAGTATTTTGGTCTACAAAAGGTGGTAATGATGAATTTAGTATGCCAAAAGGTTCATTTAAAAATAAATTAATTAAAATGAGAAAATATGAAAGAGGTGCCGTTAATGCTAAAGTATTTGAAAGACCAATGGTTCATATGGATATAACATTTTTAGGTACTACATATAAAGATGTGGAATGTATCATTGATGATAGAACAGATAAAACAACAAAAGTTTTAATTAATCAAGATTTAATGAATAGACTAAATGTAATGGTAAATCCTAGTAGAAAATATATTGTTACCACTAAATTTACAATTGAAAAGGAAAAATAAAATGATAATTGATGCACTAAGAAAAAAATATGAAGCAGAGATTGCTTCTGCTAAAGCGAACATAAATGTTTATCAAACAAATCCTGCTGGTATTGGAGAACATCCAGATATAGTTCAAGCAGTTGATTCAGAGGTGGTGAAACTTGCCGATGCCGAAGATAAGTTAGAAACATTGAATAAACACTATGGAAAATCAGAAGTCTATCAAAG